AAGACAGCGGGGGCTTCTGCCCCCACTGTGATAGCGATCATCTAGTCGTGATGCAGTCTTACATTGTGTATCAACAAGTTTACGCAAGATCAGATGATGATGCTCTTGAGACAGCTTTGGAGATAGACGAATGGCAAACACAAAGTGGAAGTATCACACAGTCATAGACCCTGACTTTGACACTATGTTCTTTGGGCCAGTCGATGTTCATTTCCAAGAAGAACAATACCAAGGCAACAAGTCACAAGGAGACGAGGTACACATCAGGCCATCGGTTGTTAAAAAGCCAGCAATAGGCAAGCACTCAGTATGGCCTGAGTTATGGAGACGCAAATGGAGAACCTGATGAGATACGAACTGTATCATTACCTGATGGACTCAATCGCCACCCACTTTGAGATACAACTCAAAGATCGTGACCACTACACTGAACAAGACTGGCGTCGATTAGAATACAAACACGACGCGTGTGTCATGTTTATCAATCAGAAACTAGGAGAACCAATCAATGAACGATCTGTTTGACAAGCTGGGATTAGACCAGCCAGATTTTCCAGAGACACCAGCGTACAAGCTGGCTCGTCGTGATGACCCAAGCACCAGCCATGACGCTGCCGAGCAGCTTGATGTGAGCAAGATGGAACGCATTGTATTAGCTGCAATCACCAGCTTTTCTGCCGATGGCTGCATATCAGATGATGTGCTGCGCATCTTGCCGAACCATCGATACAGCACAATCACTGCTAGATACAAGCAACTCAAAGAGAAAGGCTTGATCTTTACCGACCATCGCAAACGCAAAGGTGAGTCTGGTCGCCAGCAATTAATCATGTGGGCAAAGGAGTTCTACACAGAAGATGCGGAAGTTTAGATATCGGCCAGCAATTACCAACGGCAATCCTGTTGTGCAATTTCTGTTTAAAGAAATGCACAGGCAAAGATGCTGCCAGATAGATCTTGCAGAAAGAGTTGGCCTTCACAGAGATACATTGAGGAAGTGGCGCACTACGCATACGCCACGAGTCAATGATATCGAAGCCGCTCTCAACTATCTGGGCTACACACTCAAGCCAATACGCATCAAAGATTGACATGACTGCGACATTGCAGGAGTATACCTGCATGAAAAGCTACATGACAACGCTCACTAACAGAGCCAAACGCCACAGAGTTCCGCTCAAAGATGCTTTTATCAGAGCGGGGCTGCCCGACTCAACATATTACAGAGCCAAGCAAGGCAAGGAGTTGCGATACGAAACAGCTAAACTCGTGTTCGATTATATAACCAATGCCAGCCAAAAACAGACGCATCAAAAAAAATCTTAATCAAGGCAAGTCACAGACATGCGAAGCATGTGGAGTGGTGACACCTTGGTTTGTCTGCCCTGTTGCTGGCATCAACCCGCCGTCTTGGTACACAATCTGCCTTGACTGCTATCAGGAGAACCAATGGCAAACAAGAATCGCGACAAGGGAAACTACCACGAAAGGTGGTTTGTCAACTGGCTACAAGAACTCGGCTTCACAGCCAAACGCCAGCCCCTCTCAGGCGCACTCGGAGGAGAATACTCCGGCGACATCATCTGGAAACTCGGACGACTTGAGTTGGTGGTGGAAGTAAAATACAGAGACAAGTCAAACTTTCCTAACCCATTCACCGTTGTGCGCGACGTTGCATTTTACAAACGCAAAGTCGGCAAGCCCAAAACTCTGGTAATCTTTGATGGCGATGTGTTCGAGCGAGACATTGCCCCGCTACTCACGAAGAAAAAGCGAGTAGCCAAGTCAGGGCTTACAGAAGATTGGCAACCAAGTTCTGATCTACAACAGGACATTGATAACAAGTTAGGAGCAAAGATAAACCATGACGCTGAAACAGATAAGTTCCGCAATCACCACCTCTCGAAAGGCAACACATTCAAGCGACCTGACCTCGCTTATAGAAAGTGGTGTCGTCAAGCAGTTGAGTGGGGAACAGCAGCAACGAGCAGTGGCTCGTCTGTTGGAAGTAAAAGATCCGGCAAAAGTGGACAGCAATCTGGTCACTTCGCTGGCATCCTTGCCGGGCTTGACGATTAGTCCTGTTGAACGCACACGATTTCCCCGTGATGCTGACATACAAATCACACTTCTGCGCTACGACATACAATGTGAGGACGAACAGTCACTGGATCGTGCGTTAAACGCCGTACAAGCGTCACTGACGCCCCTCTCGCCAGAAGATATAGGCAAGCAGCTAACTATGCTTGCCACGCTTGTGGTGAAGCCCAGTGGCGAAACAGCAGAAGATCAGACAATCAGGATCAAATCGCTCACATCACAACTGATAAAGTATCCTGCGGACATCGTGCTGTATGCCGTCCAGAAGGTCGCTGAGTCGTGTACCTTCTGGCCGGCATACGCCGAGTTCCACAAGCATATCCATTGGCGCATAGAAAAGAGGCAGAAACTAATGGATGCGCTTGTATCCAAGAAGGTTGCGCTTACTGCATACTCGCAGTAGAATACATACAAAGGAGAACCAAATGAACCGAATAGGATTTATCGGCGGTAGCGACATGCGCCGCATCATGCAAGGTGACTGGATATCACTCTGGGAAGAGAAGACAGGACGCAAAAAGCCTGACGATCTATCAGACGTATTGCCAGTGCAACTTGGTACATTCACCGAACAGTTCAACATCAACTGGTTTCAACAGCAGACAGACAAAGAAGTCTATGACCAGCAGCGCGTAGTCAAACTAGATGTTGATGGTGTGCCTTGCCGGGGTCAACTAGACGGCGTTGTGTTTGTCGATGATGCCATCCTTGAGTGCAAGCATACCTACGACAACAACACATTCGACAATGTACTCAAGCAATACATGCCACAGATCCAGTTCTATATGTGGATCGGCAACTACAAGTCTTGCTACCTATCAGTTCTGTTTGGCAATCGACGCTGGGAAGCAGCCAAGGTGTCACGCGCAGACGATTACGTCGAGCGTATGCGTGTGCATCTCAGAACATTCTGGCAGCTTGTTGTAGATGACACACCGCCAGCAGAAGCTGATGAGGTGTATGGCAATCATGTTGCCTCGCCCAACACAGACAAGATTCCTGTCAACGATATGGTCAAGCGTGATGCGTCTGGTGACAACGAGTTCATCAGCCGGTGCCATGACTACATCGAACAGCAGGGAAATGCACAACTATTTGAATCTGCCAAAGCCGATCTCAAGGCAATGGTAGGCGATGGAGAGCGAGAGGTGTACTGCGATCTCCTCACCATCAAGCGCGACAAGCGCGGATCACTTCGTATCGCAGTAAAGGAGAACCACTATGACGACTAAGAATCTAGCCACAGCGCTAATCAAGTTTCACGACAGTGGCGCAGCAGCCAAGAAGGGTGCAGCCAATCCCTTCTTCAAGTCCAAATATGCCAGCCTAGAGGAAGTCATTGAGACTGTCCGCGCAGAAGCTGGCAAGGTTGGGCTGACATTCACCCAGCTTGTCGATTTCGATGAGCATCACATCTTTGTAACCACAACAATCATGCACGAGTCTGGTGACTCAATGACTGGTCGCACACCTGTGCTGACCAAAGACAATACCGACCCGCAGAAGATGGGCAGCGGCATTACCTACGCCAAGCGTTATGGTTTGCAAGCAGCTTTTGGTCTGCCGTCAGAAGATGACGATGGCAATGCAGCCAGCGTGTCCTCACCCAAAGTAACCAAAGTTGCCAAGAAGAGCAGCGCACCAGCAGAGGAGGCTTGGTAATGCTAGGAATCAACAAACGACTCGACAAGATCGAGTACCGACTCGCGCGTATCGACAAGATGCTTGAAGATCAGCAAACAACATTAATGGCACTCGTAGAGTACACGCTGACAGTTCCAAAACAGGTACCGTCAGTTGTAGTTCACAAGCCTGTATCAGAAAGCAGACAACGCAAAACAGACTGGTATCCAGAAAGTCTAGCCAAGTTCATGCTGACCAGATACAGAACCATTGACGATACAATGGCTAAGTTCGGATACACCAAAGAGTCAGTCAGAACCTACATCAAAAACATGCGCAAAGCAGGACTACCTATCAAGACTCGCGGACGCGCACCAACTCAATACAAGATCGACAACCCACACGGAGGGGCAAAACCCAATGGCTGAATACGACAACACAAACTCCGGCATCGCCGGTAAACCTTGGCCCGAACAGAAGTTGCTGCTTAACGGCAAGCTGAATGTATTCGGTGAAGACATGCCAATCGTCATTGTCACAGCAGAAACAAACACAGGCGAGAAGCGCCTAGAGGTCTTCCAGAAGATCGGTGTTATGTTTAGCAACGACAAGAACGGCAATGACAAAGCGCCAGATTACTCAGGCCCACTCGACGGCTTGCATCAGGACTGGCGCGTTGCTGGTTGGCGCGGTGAAAAAGATGGACGCAAGTTCATGTCACTCAAAGTCAGCGAGAAACAGAAGCAACAACAAGAAGCAGAACCACAGCAAGAAGTTGCTTCACAAGAGGTCGATGATGATATACCTTTCTAGGCAGTCGGTTTTGGTTCTCCGGCTTAACTCCTAGCAAACTGACGGTCAGACCAACCTCACGGTCTGGCCGTCTTTCTTATGGAGACAACAATGATACTTGTAATACCAAGAAACGATGGCTTGAAGATTAGCGTCGAAGGCAAGCTGCATCACAAAGACATGACGCCAGAAGAAATGATGCAGATGGGTATTAGATTCCAGCAAGCCGCATTAGAAATGATTAGGCTGGAACAGCTAGAAGTCGCATCCGATCAACAAGACGCTGCGCACGGTTCGGCACCTGTCGATACCAACGGCTAGATTCCATCTGGTTTGCAGCCTCGTCCCACTCACCAGCCTCGACAGCAGCCTTCATCATTTTGAATTTTGATAATCTTGGATACCCAAGGTTAAACATCATGTTGGCAATTATTAACTGACAATCATCTGGTAACTCTGTGAAGCTGTCATACAAACGCAAGCAGTCACGCCGCACACTATCAAGATCCTGCTCGAAAGCCTCTCGCACCCGATCCTCATCAATCGGGGTGCCGAGAGGCTGTCCGTGTTCTGGATCATCTTCACGCACTAAATGGCCTACACCGAATGTAGCGTATCCAAGATGATCGTTATAAATTTCATACTTACAACCTTCATCAATCTTTAACTCTTCCATTAGCTTATCGATGTTCATTTCTTCAATCCTTTTAGTCCGCGCAAACCAAATGACGCTGCTATTGAGGCATACATCGCCCACTGAAACCAGCTTGGTGTACGACCCAGCGCATCGAACCCACGCTCAACATAGGGCTGCAATGGCGGGATAAAGCACATAGCAATGATAGCTATAAACAGAATAGTCCAAGCCTCATCCTTCCAGCTATCCTTGCTGGCTTCAGCCATAATCTTTTCCCAGCCAGCTTCATGCGTGGCAGCGACCTTCATTACCTCAGCCTCAGCCTCGGCACGAGCCACCTTTACTTGACTCTTAGCAGCCTTCTCAGCAGCCTTGCCTTTCAGCCAGCCACCAGCCAGTTCACCTACAATGGGCAGTAAAGCCTGTATCATTTACTTTGTCCTGTTGTGCATGTCCCACATTATCGCTTCTCACTTCCAAGCCAAACAGCAAAAGCGCCAGTCATTGCGCCGCTGACTACACTCACCATCGCTGACTGCTGTGTAGTAATATCATCTAATGACATTCCCCATTCAATCACACGAATGTACATAATGGTCATAACAAACATCATAAAGCGCGGCAGTATCTTCCACTGCAAAACCTGTTCAGCACTCATTTCTGGCTATCCTTGATTGCTTTGAGGGTGTCATAAATATTAGGTGGCGGTGGCTGATCGATGTCCCACTGGCAAAGATATTCTTTTGGGCGAAACTCTCTAGGCGCAAACATCATAGTCTCTTGAGTGTTGTGTGCGCCACGATACACACACGCTGTAGTTTTCTTATCGATCTTCATGCACTTGGTAAGTCGGCATACAGTCAGATCGTTAGCAGCCTGTGCAAAGGCACCCCGCATCCAAAAGGCAAACAGCAATATGCCAACTATGCCAAACACAATAACGAGGACAACACCTACGTTGCCAGCAGTCTCAATGTTTTTCTTCCGGCGTTTGACAGCAGCTTGCCTAGCCTTGGCCCTACCATCCTTGGCTTCCTCACAAAACCGCTCATAGTCACGCCACAGACCGGGGCGACCAGACAGTATCATGAGTTCTTTGAGTTGCTTTTCTTTCTCACGAATCTGTTCAAGAGCCATAAACTCTTCAAGATCATTACCGCCTACACCTCTGGCACGTTTCTTGTTACCCTCTCGCATAAGATCTTCTTTGCAAGAGACAAAGGTGCCAAGAGCCTTACCAGCAGAAGCTAATTCACGCCCATTCTGAATGGTGGTTTTAATAACTGCAAAGGCTGCATTAGCTGCTGCAAGTTCTGCTAACATCAGTACACCTTTGTGTCCTTATCTACCATGACTGGCAAACAGTAAGCGGTGATCTTCTGTCCTTGTTTATGCAGTCGTTGTGCAAAGTACACGCAGTCATCAACAGAGCGAAAGTACATATCATTGCTCTTGAGGCGTTGCTCTTCACCCAAGCCGACAAATACAAACAACAAGAAGACATGAATCATCCATTAACAATTAGCCCTATAAGCAAGACAATGGTAGTGCCAGCAGTGCCGATCATAATATGTTCGATGCGCTTGATCCGCAGGATGGTTTCCTTCCAACGCTCAGAGCAGACAGCCTCATGCGTGTCGATCTGAGACTGTACAGATGTGACGGTGGGCTTAGACACTCTGTGCATCCATAGCAGTCTGAAACGCAGTCTTCACAGCATCGCTCCACACGGCGTTGCAGATGCCCTGCACCTCTGTGCTTTCGCCAGAGATGTCTGTGTCAGCCCAAGTGTCGCCTGACTTGGTGCTGCATTGCAGCGCATGACGATGAAAGCTGCGGCTAATCTCTACGCCGTCACGTTTGATGACGGTTGCAGTGCGTACTTGTACGGCTTTGTAGTCGCCTACTACTTCAATCTTGTCTTCTAGTGTTTCTTCTGTCAGTGCCATTTTTATCTCCTATGGTTGGACTGTCCGACCCGCACCTCCGGTGGGGTTATGCTGTAAAATACACCAAACTAAAACCAATGTCTGATGAGCCACTTTTTAGATGGCT